ATTAACCCACATCCTAAAGAGGAGCTAGCTAGTATTATGTATAAAGCAGGACAACGCTCCGTTGTGGAGTGGTATAAAAATAGAGTGGAGGAATAAATATGGGTGTTCTTAGTGATTATTATAGTAAGTCAGGGTCTTTACCTGATACTAGAGAGTTTAATGATGGAGAATATGATCCAACAAAAATAGAAACAACTGGACCAAAAGATAGATACTTACCAGAAGGTTTTGGAATAGAGTATGCTGGTCAAAGACATACTGGTACTAGGGATGAAATCATAAGGTCAATGTTTGGGTACAATCCTGACAGAGATGATCCAGTGAATGATCCTTGGTATGAGAATATGGATTCTATATTCGATCAAGGTTGGCAAAACTATACAAAGAGTAGAGAGTATAGGAAGAAGTATGGAAAACATGACCCTAGTGGTTGGCAAGGTGCTTTACCTGGTCAAGAAGTAGGTCAGTTTGCATCCGCTGGTGATCTAAATGGGATGTTAGGTTCAAATAGATTGACTCCAGATATACTAAAAGGTTCAGGTTACGGTAAATTTGTAGATACAGATACTCTTCCTGAAGTAATAGCTCATAAACAACGAGAGAAAGAAGCTTACTCTGCTTGGGAGAAAGCTAATCAATATAGATCTAGTTATTTAGGAGGTAGATCTGCTGGTACACAAGGTGAGTTTGAAGAGTGGCAAAGAAGAGCCGCATCAGCTGACTCTGCTTTTGGTAGATATGAATCTATTTCACAGCAAGGAATGGATGCTCTTCATTCAGGATTAAATACATGGGGTAAGCAGCATAATCTCAGGTACAGTGGTGGAGAGTGGAGCTGGATTAATCAAAATGTAGCTGAATTCAATAATGGATATGATACATGGATGAGTAAAGATAATCCATACACTGATTTCAATGTAGCTGGGTATCCTTATGTTAGTGATGACTCAGATTTAAAATATAACTTCACTGGTGAAGGTAGTTGGGTAGATGATGATGATGCTGCCCAAGAAATATTAGATCTAATTGGTCCTGGTGGAGGATTTGATGAAGCTACTATTAAACAGTTTAATAGAGACCAACAAAACAAAAATCTTATGAACAAACCAAACGTAGAAAACATTGCTAGTGATGCAGTTGTACGCAGAAGCTCAAGTAATAATAATGTAATGAAAATTAAATCCGGTAGTTCTTCAGGTACTTTAGGTACAGGAGTGGTAGTATAATGCCAGCAGGAGCATGGAATTTTGATAGATCAGGCTGGGGATCACATAAATATGTAACTCCTGAATTGCTTAGAGCTAAAGGTATAGGCTCAGGGTTCTATAAAAATAAACCAGGATATACAGATTTTTTTGGAGGTGGAAAAGGTGGACCTAGAAGACCTGGTGATGTACCTGAACAGAATAGAATGTCAACGCAGGGTGAGTACAATCTAGATCAATGGGAACCTTGGACTGAATGGGGTGGTCAATCAAAGTATGATGACTATGTTAAACAATACCAAGATCTCTACAGTCAAATACAAGAGATACCACAGATTGGTACAGAAGATGATCTTATAAGGTTAACTGATCTATCCAATCAAGCTAGAGGTTATAAGGAATCAGCAAGTAAATTACATGATGAAGGTAAATCTATACAAGATGATTACATAAGAGAATGGTTGAAAGCATATGATATAAGGTATAATCCTGATGCAGAAGTAGGTGGAGGTAGGTATGAATGGGACTCATCTACTGGCCGTGGTAGGGATATGCAAGAAAGATCTGATAAGCAAGGTCATTATTCTAACAGAGATCATTGGACTTCTTATGGTTGGGATGAAGGTAGAGAAGATACTACCTACAGAACTATCAAACAAGGATATCATAAATGGCCTGACCATACATTAGATGCTATACAACGAGAGTTTAAATTAAGACCACCAGAGCCTGAACCTGACCCAGTAACTCCTGAACCCGAACCTAAGCAATCCATAGGTGAAAGAATGGATCAAGGAACAGGACAAGGTAGAGGACAAGGTAGAGGTCAAGGAGGTTATCGTGGTCAAACAAATAACTCTGGACGAAGACCTTGGTGGATGGCTGATAGAAAAGCAGGTGACGTACACTATGGTGAAAGAGGACGCGTCTTTAAAAGAGGTGATAAATCTGGCAACCGTCGTAATTGGGAAGACTTAGGTATTAACACCCAATCATTAAACTTATAAAACAATGACAGCTAAACAACGTTATGACTATTTATCTAGCGAACGTTCACAATTTCTAAGCGAAGCAGAAGAGGCTGGAAAACTAACACTACCATATCTTATTAGAGGACATGAAGAGTCTTCTAAAGGTATGAAGAATTTAAGAACTCCTTGGCAAAGTGTAGGTGCAAAGGGGGTAGTTGCTTTAGCAAGTAAACTATCCCTTAGTCTTGTACCTCCACAGACTAGCTTCTTTAAGCTACAAGTTGATGAGTCTCAGTTAGGTGAAGAGTTTCCTCCAGAAATTAAATCAGAATTAGACTTATCTTTTGCAAAGATTGAGCGTACCATCCTTGACGCAATCGCAGCATCAGATGATCGTGTAGTAATACACCAAGCATTACAACACTTAGTTGTGAGTGGTAATGCTCTTATCTTTATGTCTAAGGTAGGTCTAAAACTATTCCCTCTAAATCGTTTCGTTATAGAAAGAGATGGAAACGGTCAAGTGATTGAAATAGTTACTAAAGAACGTATTAATAAAAAATTAATTGAAAAGTATTTACCACCTCAAGATCAAAGGCCATTGGTTGAAACTAATGAACCTGAAGAACATGAGTGTGATGTTTATACTCATGTAAAGAGAGATAATAATAGATTCATCTGGCATCAAGAAGTATATGATCAGATCATACCTGATTCCAGAAGTAAAGCACCAGCTGATAGTACACCATGGCTACCACTACGATTTAATACAGTAGATGGTGAAGCATATGGTAGAGGTAGAGTTGGTCAATTCATAGGAGATCTTAAGTCCCTTGAAGCATTGTCTCAGGCACTAGTAGAAGGTTCTGCAGCAGCTGCTAAAGTTGTTTTCACTATATCACCTTCAAGCACTACAAAACCTCAGACACTGGCACAGGCTGGTAATGGAGCTATCGTACAAGGTAGACCAGATGACATTGGTGTTATACAAGTAGGTAAAACTGCTGACTTCCAAACAGCTTACCAACTAATGGCAACATTAGAGAAAAGATTAAATGAAGCTTTCCTTATATTAAGTGTAAGAGATTCTGAACGTACTACTGCTCAAGAAGTACAGATGACTCAACTAGAACTTGAACAACAGTTAGGTGGTCTATTTGGATTACTTACAGTTGAGTTCTTAGTACCTTATCTTAATAGAAAACTTAATGTCTTCCAGAAAACAGGAGAGATTCCACGTATACCTAAAGGTATGGTTAAACCTATCATTGTAGCAGGTATTAATGCTCTTGGTAGAGGACAAGATGTACAAGCACTAGGTAGTTTCTTACAAACTATTGCTCAAACAATGGGTCCAGAAGCTATTGCTCAATACATTAACCCTGATGAAGTTATTAAACGTCTTGCAGCTGCTCAAGGTATAGATGTACTGAACCTTGTTAAGAGTATGCAAGAAATTCAACAAGAACAACAGCAAGCACAAGAACAAGCAGTACAGATGGAGCAGACTAAGCAATTAGCAGGTCAAATGAATGCTCCTATCAATGATCCTACTAAGAACCCTGCATTAGCAGAACAATTAGGAGGAGAACCACCTTCACCTCAGTAAATTATGGCAGAAACATTAACATTTGAAAATACCCAAGAAGTTACCTCTGTAGACAATCTATCTGCTGAAGAGCAGGATTCTCTAGAAGTAGGTAAGACGATGCAACAGGCGGAAGATACCCGCCTTGCAGGGAAGTATGAGAATGCTCAAGAATTAGAGAAGGCTTACATAGAACTCGAAAAGAAATTGGGCGAAAAATCTGAGCCAGATTCAGCTAATGAAAGTTCAGATGAGCAGGAATCAGAAGCAAAAACTGACAAGGAAGCTCCAGAAGCTACAGTCTTAGATGAATTGTGGGATCAAGCTAGTTCTGGTAAGGAATATAGCAAAGAAACCTTAGAGAAACTTAACAAGATGAGTACTACTGATCTTGCTAACATGCATCTACAATATAGACAGGGTAATCAACAAGCTAATCAACCACAAGATCTATCCCCTCAAGATGTAGAACAGTTACAAGCTGTAGTAGGAGGTAAAGAAAACTATAATAACATGATGCAATGGGCTCAAAATAATCTACAGAAACAAGAAGTAGATATGTTTGATGCTGTTATGGAACGTGGTGATCCACTATCTGCATTCTTTGCAGTACGTTCTCTTGCATATAGATATAATGATGCCTCTGGGTATGATGGTAAGATGTTAACTGGTGCACCACCTAAATCATCTGGAGATACATTCAAGAGTCAAGCTCAAGTTGTAGAAGCTATGGGTGACTCTCGTTATGATACTGACCCAGCATATCGACAAGGTATTATGGACAAATTAGAACGATCTAATCTTAAATTTTAACCATGGCTAGAAGTACTTACGGGTTATCTCATGATGAATTTAAGAAAGCTCAGAACGCTGTAAAGACTGATGAGCTTATTAATAAGCATGAAGAGGTAGCCCTCTTAGATGATATACCTTTACCAATCAAAGCTATTGGTGCTGCAATGGCATTACCTGCTGCAGTAAAAGAAGGTTTAAAAATCTTACAAAGAAAATTTGAAAAAGGTCCACTCCTAGATAATACTTATAATAAACAACAATTACAATCTAATGCTAAGAATAATAATCAAAGTGACAGGGTAACACCAGCACAACTAAAATTAATTCAAGATAGCAGAGGAGTTCAAAGTCCTTATGAAGTAAAAGAAGCTATTGATCCTCTTGATCCCGCTAAAGGTATAAAGAAGGCAAGTCTAGAAAATCCTAATATGGATATCTTACTACCATATGTAGTTGATCCAGAAGATGCATACTCAAGACCTTCTGAAGATCCAGAGATGAGAGAGAGGGGATGGAACTTAGCTCATCAAACTCATACAGATAACCCTCAGTGGTCAGGTGAACATGATCCTAAAGATCATATACTTTATGATGAATCAGGTAATCCTGTATTAATGGAGACACCTGATGGATTAGTACCTTACAAAGAGCAGCTTATGTCTCATAACTATAGATCAGGACCACCAACTGATGGTATTAAAGACATAATCA